TTGCGGTTTAGATAAGGTTCATATACAATTTCATAATGATGAAGCAGCCGCATTTGCTGCTATGCGATTACCAATGAAGAGAGAAACTTATAATGATTTATAATGAAGAAAGAATTTGGGGACATTTTACAGTGTTGCATGACGCTGGTAATGTCAAAGTAAAAGAACTTGTAGTAAAGCCAAGCCATTGCTTGAGTTACCAAAAACATAGTAAGCGCAGTGAATTTTGGGTTGTGCAAAGTGGCGTTGCTAGAGTTATTACAAATCATAGCGATACAATGTACAATGACCGAACAGAAGTTTTACAGGCAGGTGAAACTATTAAAATTTCAGTTGGTAACTGGCACCAAGTTGTGAACATTGGTAAAGAACCACTTGTTATTATTGAAACGCAATATGGTGAGGCATGTGATGAAGATGATATTGAAAGGCGGTTCCAATGAAGTGGTTTGATAAATGGTTTGCAAAACAAGCAAAGAGGGCTTGGGAAGCAGAACAAAAAGAACAGCACAACTTGATATATACTGATTCTAATCCAAGATCAATAAGTTCAAACAAAATTGGTGCTGATGGTATCAATATGAAACTACATGTTGCCAATGGTGGTTACATTGTAGAATTTCATCGCTATGATAATACCAAAGATCGTGGTCTTAATGAACTGCATGTTATCAATGATAGTGAAGAATTAGGCGAGCGGTTAAGTGAAATCATCGTTCAGTACATACTAAGTAATCACTAATGGACGATGATTTTGAATATGACACTGGTCGTGTGATTCCTCGTGATAGTGCTGGTTGGCGAGAATTTGAATACAATCGTATTAAACGAATAAAAGATTTTGTTGAAATGGGCAACATTAGTCCAGAAGATGATACATTTTTCAGAGTTCCTTGGCGGTATCAAATAAAACTGCAAGACCAACATCCAGCACTTAAAGAAGCGTGGGATCATTATATGGTGCTGCTATCAATGACATACGAAGAAGAAAATGGAACAAGACCCTGATTTAGAACTTGACTTAACGGAAGAAGAAATTGAATACTTGATCCTAAAATACATTAGGGACCAAACAATGTTAGGTAGAGATCAAATTCCTGTTTCTGAAATCTATGAATATTTGGATGCAGAAATTGTTGGTGAAGAAGATTTTGCCGATGGATTTGCCGTTTTGACCACAGATGCCTTAAAAGTTATCGCAGAATACGAAGAAAAGCATAAAAAAAGATTAAATTAACCCTTGACAAGACCGATAAATATGTTATATTGGTTATAGTCAATTGGAGAGAACCACCATGCGTAAGACCCTAGCAATCCTACTTGCAGCTACTACATTAGTTACCGCAACGGCAGCAAATGCTGATTGGAATGGTCATCGTCATTATGGCGGTGGTGGTTATAATCATGGCGGTGGTGGTAATGCTGGCATGGCTCTTTTTGGTGGACTTGTTGGTGGTATGATTTTGGGTGGCATGATCAATAACATGAATCAACAACAGTATTATCCACAACCACAATACTATCAGCCGCAGACGTTTTGTCGCTTGATTCCTGTGTATGATGCATGGGGCAATTATGTAGGTCGTCAACGTCAGTGCTGGCAACAATAAGGTGATATATGGGATTTCTCGACAAACTACTTGGTAAATCAACAAACAATGACGCTAACGCTTCTGCTGTTGTTATAGAAAGCGCACCACTAGCCTCTACTAAAACTAGCACAAAACCTAAGAAACCTCGTAAACCACGTGTGAAGAAGGTTGTTGAGGAAACAACTGCTTCACAAATTGAACCGCAAGTCAAGGTTGTAAAGTTTGACTTTGATCCTGCTAATCCACAAATTGGTTCTATGGAACTTGATTGGAATGCAGAGTTTATTGAGATGCTACGTCAAAACGGCTATCGTGGTGTAAATCCAGAGGCACTCGTTGATGCGTGGCTAAATGATGTTGCTCGCAATATCATTAATAGTTCACAGCCAAGTACACAACAAAATCCTGACGGCACAAGCCGTTATGTCAATCGCCGTGATTTAGGTGATGGACTCAGTGAATTCAGTTAATACTTGACAAACCCCTAACTAGGTATTATATTAGTATTATGAAATATCTTCTCGTAGATACAGCAAACCTGTTCGCTCGTGCACGTCACTCTACTGCACGTAGCGCAGATACTTGGCAAAAGATTGGATTGGCATTGCATATTATGTTCAATGTCATACAGAAAATGCATCGTCTGCATAAGCCAGACCATGTTATCTTTGCACTTGAGGCACGTAGCTGGCGCAAAGATCATAACACAACTTATAAGGCAAATCGTGCTGTTGTTAAGTCTAAGATGACAGTTCGTGAAGCAGAAGAAGATAAAGAGTTTTGGGAAGTTTATAGTGAATTTACCAAATGGATTGATGAACGCACAAACTGCAGCGTAATCCGTGTTGAACGTGCAGAAGCAGATGATATCATCGCTCGTTGGACTGCGCTTCATCCTAATGATGAACATATCATCCTATCCAACGATACTGATTTTTATCAGTTGCTTAGCGATAAGGTTACCATTTATAATGGTATGACCAATCAATATATCACTCTACAAGGTTTCTTTGAAGATAACGGCAAGACTGTTATGGATAAACTTACTAAAGCACCAAAGACTGTCGGTGATCCTAAGTTTATCCTCTTTGAGAAATGTATGCGTGGTGACCCCACAGATAATATTATGACTGCAAATCCTGGCGTTCGTACTAAGGGCAGTACCAAAAAGGTAGGTCTGGTAGAGGCTTATGCTGACCGTGATCGCAAAGGCTATGCATGGAATAATATGATGCTGCAACGTTGGGTTGATCATAATGGTGCGGAACACCGTGTGCTTGACCGATATGAAGAAAACCGTGTGCTTGTTGATCTCACTGCACAGCCCGAAGAAATTCGTGATGCTATTGACGCTGCACTAATTGGAATTAATCCTAAAGAAAACCGTCAGATTGGTACACAATTGATTAAGTTCTGCTCCAAGTATGAACTTATTAAACTTAGTGAGAATGTTCAACCTATTGCTGAAATACTCAGCAAACCACTTGTAAAGGAATATAAATATGCGTAATTTTTTTGTAAAGTATTTTCCATGGGTAATTCTCATTTTCTTTGGATATGAGATTTTTCACTATTGGAACCTTGATCAAGACCGTGTTCTAATGGATATTGTTGCTGCTATTGGTTGGGCTTCATTTATTGAAGTTCGTGCAGAATATAATTCATTTTTTGACATGATTGAAGGAAAGATTAAAGATGACACTCAAGGCTAAAAACATTGTAGAAAATCGTTTCTGGATTATTGAAAACGACAAAGGCGAACGCATTGGAAACATTGCGCAAACCAATAGCGGCGTTCGTTGCACAGTTAGTGATGTAGTAGAAGTATTTCCAAGTATGGCAGAAATGTCAGAAAAGAAAAATATCTCTATTGTTCGCAGAACTCGTGAACTTAAAACAAAAACGATTGATGGTGAAGTATATGGTTTTCCCACCAATCATACACCGCACAATACGCTATGGAATGTAAAACTTAAACTTCCACTATACACTAAAAATGATAAGAGTAGTTCATTCTACTGTGCTGGTTATTATATTGTTAAGTATAATAAATCATTCGTAGCAGAATATGCACCTAAACTTATTACGCTACAACGATATGAATATGAAGGTCCATTTAAGACCAAGTTGGAACAGCAAGAACGTTTAAGGATCATGAATAGTGAGACCGCCTAGAACACATCATATTAGAGAATTTATTAATCGTGGACAAAATATTGTTGGCAATAACTTAGTTCTTGATAAGGAAACCATTGCCAATGTTACAAAAGAACTTGCCGATGTTCTTGCACATGTGCTTGAACTTGAAAGTAAAATTGCAGAACTAGAAGAAAAAGTTCAGAATAACAACGTTCTTACGGTTGAATTGGTAGGAGATAATTTTTAAGCCTAATTTCAATAGGCTAAATAATTTTAGCGAATACTCAATATGTCAAGACCGAAGCCTCAAGTACTACTTGAAATTACTAATAAACAAACATATAAGTCAGAACAAGTTT